GCGCGCATCTTCTTGACGAAGCTATCCAAGACCTTATGCCCAGCATCCATGTTGCCGCCCCCGATTCGGACAACATCGTCTGGGTGTATCACATACTCCCCGCCAGCAGCCACAATCGGCACCGTCGAGGTCATGCCCATGTCCGCGCCCGGCGCACCAAACTTGCGCGTCGAGAAGATGCTGTTGGCGACCTTGAAGCCCGCCATCGTGTTCCCCTCGCCCATAGCCGAGATGATGTCCGCAGGGATCACATAGGCCCCGGACGGAACATGCATCGGCAGATGGTCCGTGCGGCCCGCAACCGCGCTATGGATCGGCCCCGTGTGGACACGCTCACCGGCAGGCTGCGGAGGAGCCATCAAAGGACCACCCTCTGCGCGCGCCTTCCTAGCGGTGCTGAGAGCAATGGCGATAGCTTGCTTCTGCGGGCGTCCCGTGGACACAAGCTCGCTGATGTTCTTGCTGATGACCTTCTGAGACTTTCCCTTGGCGAGCGGCATGGCATCATCCCACGAAGTAGGTCACGTTGATCGACTGCCCGGTTCCGGGCGAGATCACCAGACCAGAGTTGAAGACCTGACCGAGAGGGTACATCCCAACCGTATTCGGGACCGAGAAAAGCTCGTTGGCCGCAGCCGCGCCAGCAACGGTCGAGGAGTTGTGAATCGATCCCACCGCAGACCCAGCCACGACAACGCACACGTTCACCAGATAGCCCGCCTTGGCAATGACTAGAGTGTCAGTCGTGACGGTCTGCGATGTCGCATTTCCCTGAGCGCGCGTGAGGGCAAGCCCGGTGTTGCTGAGTGCAACAACACCGTTCTTCTGGGTAGTGAGGATGTCAGCAAGGCTAGCCATCAGAACCTGCCATCCTGCTGAAGCCTGTATCGAATATTTCCAAGTCGCCAAAATGTACCGATGTCGCTGCTCTCAATCTTGATCGAGACAAGGCGACCCCGAAACCTAGGAGTAATGAATGTAGTGTTCTGTGTCATTGTGTATGGGCCATACTGAGTTGGAGTTTGACCGGCATAATCAGTAACGTAGAAAGTGATGTTTACGTTTGCGTCCTGAGTTCCTCCGTAGTAGCCCCACTTCATGTCGGGCCAGATTTGATCAATGAACATTTTAACATCAGCTTCCGTCATGGCGAAGTAGCCAGTCTGGAAGGAGGAAACCATCGGAGCCCCATCGGCATCTGTCGATGTTTCATGCTGGTAGATGTACTGATTAGGAGCGGCACCAATAGGAGGGCCAAGCACGGATTCGTTGATCCATGCGGTCCGAGCAAGCTCTCCAAAGTCCCATTGATCAAGGATGGTGTTGTACTTGACGTAATGACTAACTTCGCCGCCATTGCTGCTGGTTGGATAGTACCAAGTGATTTCACCAAAACGGCTGTTGGGTGCAATGCGGATCTTGTCGAGGTTGCTCGTATCTAGATCCTGAAAGATCACATCCCAGACAGGGCAGCGGATTGGTTCAACACCATTCCCAGCCAGACGGAAGAACTGGCTCTGACCCATCCAGTAAACGATCCCGTTCATGGAACCAGCAGCCTTGCGACCGATCAGACCGCAGCCCGTGCCAAGCTCGTTGAACTGATAGACATACGGAGGACCGGAGTACTGCATCGCCCAGACACCAAGATCCGTCCAAATCAATCCCTGCTGCGGACCCTGAATGCATTGAACGATGCGAGATCCTTTGGGAATGCGATAGGAGCCAGCCTGATTGGTGATCAAGGCAATCCATGAATCGTAATCGTTTACATCGCACCAACGTATGAGAAGAGGGTCTCCAATGCCTGTGAATGTAGATCCCCAAGCAATAATTTGTCGCTGCGGCATCGCAACAAACATTCCTGCGTTAACCGGAGGAGCATTTGCAATTGCGATGGCAATCAAATCTCCGCTAGATGGATTCCATTGATAAATTGGTCCATTGAGCGGGCAAGAAATTAGTATTTCACCCCAATTGTCTATTGTCCAATCCACGGCATTTATAGGAGTTCCGAGGTCTGGAGACGGAGCAATACCGCTTCCAAATCCTCCAACACCAAAGCCACCTACGCCAAATCCAGATCCACTTGGAACTGGCCCAACTCCATTAAGATATAGAAAATGAACATCGCCGTTATTTTCAAGAGCATTAGCGGTAGACGTTGCCTGAGTACTTGCTGATATTGTAAACACACTACTGCTGGTTACAGAAATTACTGTGTAATTGCCATAAATTGTAACTCCGCCAACAGATGTTGCGACAAGAGCGGTAAACGTACTTCCAGCCACATATCCATGATCCGCAAGAGTCACATCAACAAAATCACTTCCGCTTGTTGTATCATATTCTGGAACCGCTCCACCATTTGAAACAGTAGATGTGGCAAAGGAAGGGGAGCCAAGAGCATCCCTAGCCTCAATTGTATATGACGTTGAGCTTACCGGAGTAACGGCATATTGACCAAAAAGAATAAGCCCACCAACACTAACTTGAGTTTGTATATTGACTACATCATATGCATCAACCGTAAAGTTTGCATCAATAACCGTAACTGTACTGCTTCCAGATGTTGTGGAAAAATCAACCACAGCATCAGATTCCACAGTCTGAGGAGTAATGTCGATCTCAACCCCGCTGTTGATCACCTCAAGTGCTTGACCACCACCAGCGGCAATGCCCTCCGCGCCAACAGCAAGGTACGAATTCGCATTCGTGTCCTCCCATGCCCATAGGCAACGAACGATGCTGCCGATGGTGTCGGGGAAGAACTTCGTCCACCCGCCAAGCTTCTGAACGAGACCGCCAAGCGTCCGATCAGGAACAAACCTGATCAGTTGGCTTTCGCTGATCGCTGCTTCATTCAGGGCTGGCGTCTTGTTCTGATCGACGCCCGGAAGGAGCTTGAAGGAGGCATGAGGCATGATCAGCCTCGCGTCGGAGTCGCAGTCGCAGACTGAGACTGCGACGACCAAGCCGCAGCCTCAAACTTCTTGCGGTTCTCTTCCGCCATCGCACCCTTCAGAAGAGCCTGATACTGGCTCTCGTAGCTGATAGCCATCTGAGGATCATCATTGGCGCGACCAAAGTTCCTCTGATATCCAGAGACATAGATCATGCTCGCCATGATCATCAGATCGGGGAGATACAGGCTGATGAATGTGGTTGGATTGCCAGCCGCAAGGCTATTTGGCCTGTAGGTTCCGATGATCTCCACCGTGTAGGCGGCATCTGGATACGGACCAAGCAGGAATGTGTAGTCATCGAACGGACAGAAGTATCGCGGAAGCCCCGTGTTAGATGCAGATCCATAAACGATGTCGAGGAACTCCTTGGTACATGGGAGCAGGGAGTTCCTAGTGCCAAGGTCTGGATTGCTGGTTCCCGCTGGAGTGATGATATTGATCTGTTCCGGCACGACAAACGTACCTGACGGAACGCTGATCTGCCTACTGCCAACTGTTGTTCCGTAACTTGTGTTGGCAATTGAAGTAAACAGGAAGTCAAGATCGCGATAGATCCTGTTCTCCGCATAGGTGATCATCTGCGGAAGGATCGTCACGAACGCAGGATCAGTCTCCTCGACCACAGCCAAGGTAGCGATCTGCGTCACATACTGAGTGTAGGTAAGGCCGGTTGTCATCTGCGGCTCCGTTTCCCCCTCAGTCTAGCAGCTTCAAGTCTTTGCGGATAGCCTCGTATAAGCCTCCGCAAGCTTCGTGTCATAGGCATTCCGTGCGTAGCCGGGGCCATTGTAGCCCTTGGCGAATGCCGCCCAATCCTTGAACTTCAGGGGACGGATCAGATTGGCACTTCGGATGAATTCGCCCATGTGGCGAAGCTGGTTGGCTTCGGATGCCATAGCTTCGTCAACCATATCCTCAACAGACTTGCATCCAGCCATCCGAAAGTTCGATCCCATGATCTGACCTAGCCCCCATGACGTAGACATGAGGGCGGCATGTTCATCGATCTCGCAGGCCCGCTGGATCTCGTCGTAGACCGCATCAGAACCCTTCGGATAGGGCTTCATGCCCCAAGCCTTATAAGCAAGACCAGCTTCCATAGCCCGCGCCAGCAGAACCGGCCTGTCGAAGACATGCTTGTAGAAGTAGTGCCGCTCAAAGAGAGCTTTGGGCCTGCCCTTGGAATCATACCCGGAGCCAGCAGCCTCGACGGCAATCACCGCACGAAAGGCAGCAGGCTCGATCTCCAGATGGTTGGCGAGAGCGTCGATCTCATCTGTGGTGATCTTCCGCGCCTCGCCATGAAAGCTACGCATCACCTCTTCTCCGCGAGAAGAGCAGTCTTCTGCTGACTGCTGTTGCTGCTGCCAAAATAGTAAGCGATGACCTGCTCAGCTTTTGCAGAAACGAAGCCGATCAGAGTTCCGACTGTGGTTGCCATCAAGGGATCTTTCATGCCCTCGACGTAACCAAGCAGCACCATGAAGACCGTTCCCATGAAACCGGCCACGATGACGAAAGCGAGGATGCGGGGCATCCAGTCTCTGACCTGAGACTCGCGGCGGCGCGCGCTATCCCTGTCGCTGGAGGCGATCCGTTCAAGATCAATATCAAGCTCCTTCATGCGGACCGTGAAGTCGTTCTCAGCCTTCTTCAGAGCCAAGAACTGGTCAGGCGTCGCATTGTTGATAGCTTTGGCAATGTCATCCTTGGATGCTCCATTGGGAATCCCAAGAGCATCCGTGATGAGCTTCATTGCCATCCCGCCGATAGGGCCGCCAACAGCAGTCGCAAGAGTGGGGGCAACGGCTCCAATGATTTTCATAAAGTCCATGACTTACCTTTTGTCAACTTTGCCATCAAGTTTATCAAAAATCTTCTCAAGCATTGTTTTTACTTCTTTCATGCTTTCGACAAATTCATCCTTTCTTACATAGGTCTTTGGAAGATCCACCTCGATCTCGTGAATGTCCCTGCGAAGTTCTGACACGGCATCCCAAATTTGCCGAGAGAACCAACCAACACCGGCCAAAACAACGCCAACACCGATGTTCAGGAGGGACTGGAGTTCCATGACACTAGGCTACCTTCTTGTCTGGGCTCGCCATGTGGTCTTCGATATACCGCAAATTTCCGACGAGTCGAAGATCATTGGGCGTCTTCTCGACGGCAAGCTTCGCTTGCTCCAAAGCGACCTGATGCATACCAATCTGCCAAGCGGAGATGCTCGCCAGATCGTGCGGCCAATGCCCCCAGACCTCTGGATCGCAAGTGTAGACCAGATCGCGATTGACGATCTTCAGGGCGCGCATCGAGAAGGCGAAGCACTCCTCCCATCGACTCTGCCGGTACATCAGCATGGCAAGCTCGCACCAAGGCTCGCGCGTGTTGGGAGCCTCTGCCGCTGCACGGACGTACCAATGCTCTGCCTGATACTGGTCACCTAGCTCGTTGTAGGACTTCCCGAGCAGGCGCATCGCATAGCACCGCTCGTTGGGCCAAGTAGCCCCCGGAAGGTCGAGGTAGCTCTTCAGAGCCTTGATGGCATCGTCCCAGCGAGCGTGGAACGTCAGTTCGCGAGCGTAGTAGAAGCCATTGCGCGGGCAGTCAGGATCTTCCTGCACGGACAGGGAAAGCAGGTCGAGGTACTGCCCCCGGCTCTTGGTCGGGTCAGGATGATGGCTGACCAGAAGCTTCTCTGTCTGCGCCCAGTTCTCGGTGATGCGACCATCTGGCACGGGATACTCATGGCAGGGATGATGCCAGCGATAGCCATGACGAGCGTGGATCTTCTCGTACATGAACTTGATGCCGCATCCCCAGTCGAACATGTATCGGAGGCGAGTGGTCTCTCCCAGCTTCCACACACGCTCGATCTCTTCGCGCCAGCCCGGTTCCATGACCTCGTCTAGATCAAGGCTGATGCAGATGTCGATGTCGCGAGGGATCAAGGCGAGGGCAGCATTCCGCGCCAGATCGAATCGCCAAGGTGTGATGCAGATGTCGTGAACGATTGCCCCGCACCTTACAGCTTCTTCAGCCGTTTCATCCGTGCTTCCTGTGTCTGCAATTAGAATCAAATCTGCATCACTTGCCGAGTTGCAAAAACGCTCGACAAAGTGCTTTTCATTTTTGCTAATTGCATAAACGCAAATTTTCATGTCACATTATTTCCAGAAATAGAAGACCTTAGTGCAGCAATTTGTGATTCAACTCCAGAAAGCCAAGCCTTACCATCCTCTGTCAGAACGGCTTCACGAAGCCTGCGAGGAGTGACCAAAGCTTCTAAATTTCTAATTTCATCCATAGCAGTAGGAACATATGGAGTCGGTTCAGGCACATGATCTTCTGGCAATTCTATTGCGCCAAATTCAATTCGTTCAATTACGCTCATTGAGCGAATCCAGTTTGGCGGATATTGAATCTCGTTCATTACGAACGACTGATCAATTCTTACGACCTGACCATCTGGAAGAGAAAATCTCATCTTGCCCTCGCATACTTGAATGGAGCTTCGGCAAACGCAGCGAAAATGTATGTGCTACCGCTTCCGTTGATCGAGTTATCAGACCATCTCAACTTGAAGCCATTTGAAAGAATATCGATGCCGTTGGCTTCCGCCGACTCCGCATTCGCTGCATTGAAAAGAAGCGGAGACTTTGCTTCATTGTTTGGCATCCGCGCGGCGTCGTACTGCCTCCAAGAAGTAGCGATGTTCTGCCCCTTGAGAAAAATCCATTTTGGTCGGAATCCGCACCACACAAACGGTCCGTCAGAGCTGGAATTTCCGACGTAGCTGCCGAACTTGGAGAAGCCGGATATCTCGGCGAAGAGATAAGCGACTAGAGTGTTTCCGTTTGTAGTAAAGTTTGCAAAATTTCCAGTTGTAAATTGAGTGGAGGTAGGAGCAGTATCGTTCCATGCTCCTATTTGCGTTTGAGCAGCAACAGACTCATCAAGACGCAAATTTTTTGTTGCCCCCATCTCCGAATGGTATGTAAACCAATTTTCAGCATTAGGAGAACGCTGCTTCGTAATTATGAATTTGGGGACAGCTCCAAGTGAATGAGAAATATTTCTTGGAGATGTTCCGTTAGCAGTCCAAGTTACTATATCAAATCCGGGTGTTACACCCTTCTTCCACACCCAATCAACATAAGTATTGGTGTTGATGTTGACTCCGCGCGAAGAGGCATCGCTACCATATGTATAGCCATTGCTGTTAAATGCTGTTAGGGTATTAGCGTCTGCGTATTCAATTGCTGTAGAATTAGACACTATGCCGTTTTGTACTCCTCGAACGCTATCAAAAAGATTGTTGTTGGTTGCTGCGCTGCGGCTTTTAGTCCACACAAGGTCAGGCTGGAAGCCCAGCGAAGACACGCTTGCCGTCGCGCCCGTGCCAGTACGCAGCGTGGCGTCCATGTAGAGCGAGGGCTTCTTGATCGATGGCGTCGAGAGGTTCGCGGTGTTCAGCGCCTTGAAGCCGCTGGGCGGGGTGTAGCTGAAGGCGCGCTGGCCGAAGTTTACGGAGAAGCCATTATTGCTAGTTCCATATGCAGTCAGCGTTGGCGTCATGCTTCCAGAAGAAACCGTACCACTTTGGTT